CCTACCCTTAGCTTTGGCAGACTGTGGACGCATAAAAAAATACCCCATATAGGGGTATTTAGATTAGTCTTTGATACCTTTGATCTTTTTCCACTTGTTATGCATTGCCTGAAGGTGCCAAGACTGTGCCAGACTCTTGGCACCTTCTTCCAATACTTTGAGGTCTCTTGGATCGCTAGTATACTTTTTGTAATCTTCTCTCCAATTTGTCACAGTTGGAACCCAGCAAAGGTGTCCTTCTTCACGTCTTGTTTGATACCCCCAATGAGATAAGACTCAACCTCAGTCTCCTGAGGAGCGACCTGAAGACCCTTCGACGAAATCCAATGTTCCGTCCAGGGGAGTGGGTTATTCTTTGCGGCAATGTCATAGATTGGTTTGAGTCCGATGGACTTCATGCGACGGTTGGCGATCCACTCAACGTACTGACAGAGCAGTTTATCGTTGAGACCAATCATGCTACCATCTTTGAACAGATACTCTGCCCATTCTTTCTCTTCATCAACTGCTTTCTTAAACATGTTGACGATGTTCTCACGCTCCTCTTCTGCGATCTGTAGCATGTCTGGATCATCACCAGCGTGCCACTTGTTCATAATGTTCTGCGTGAGACCGAGATGCTGATTCTCGTCTCGGGCAATAAGCGAAATGATTTTCGCCGACCCTTCCATGGCTTTGAGCTCGCCAAAAGCAAAAGAGCAAGCAAAAGACACGTAGAAACGAATGCCTTCCAGGATGTTGACATTAGCGACTGCTCTATAGAGTTTACGCTTTAGTTCATACAAATCATTTTGACCAGCAGGGACGCCTTCTAGGGCGTGTTCCCACATAGGACCGGACCCGAACACCTGAGCAGCGTTGATGAAGTCATCATACGCCTCAGTTACCGACTTAGCACGGTCAAGAATACGCTTATCATCCAGAATAGTATCAAATACCTCACTAGGATCTGAATAAACATTCTTGATAATGTACGTATAAGAACGTGAGTGGATCTGTTCCATGAATTCCCATACACCCATCGCTCCTTCGAGTTCTGGTAGGGAACAATATGGTTTAAACGCCATGCCAGGACCACGACCCTGCACGGAATCTAGAAGAATCTGATACTTCAGGTTGGAAGTATAGATGTGCTTCTGCTCAGGGCGGAGTGTTTGATAGTCTGCCCTGTCTTTCTGTAGGGAGACCTCCTCGGGTCTCCAGAAATATGATAGTTGCTGTTGTGTGAGTTTCTCAAAGATAGGATACTTATAAGAATCATATCTTTGGATGCCCAAAGGAGCACCAAAGAACATATGTTGCTTTTTAGTATCGACTTTACTGTCGTTAAAGACAGTCATTCCTTTGATTTCTGTCTTCACATCTTGGGGTGCGCTAATTCTAAAGTTAGATTTTGCAGGACTCACAGTCTTCTTCATCTGCATTTGATAGATCAGTCAGTAGTGATTGGAGGTCAGGTTGCGGAGTTACTTCGTCCGACTTGTTATCGTATGTGTTCTGATAGTAAGAAGTCTTCCACCCATATTTGTAGGTTGTAAGAAGATCCTGTGCCATGACAGACACCGGTACTTCATTATCGGGGTAGTGTTCTGGGTTGTATGACCAGTTGCCAGAGATCGCCTGGTCAAAGAACTTCTGCATCACAGAGACAACATTAATATAACCACTATTGTCAGGCATATCCCACAGAAGAGTGTAGTTATTCTTGAGCGAAGAATACTGCGGAACAATCTGCTTAAGCGGTCCTTTCTTTGATTTTTTGACTGATAGGTAGTCTCTAGGTGGTTCGATACCGTTGGTTGCGTTACTGACGACTGAGCTGCTTTCTGACGGCATTTGTGCCGAGAGCGTGGAGTGTCGTAGTCCGTGTTCCTTAATAGATACCCGTAAAGAATCCCAATCATGTTGGAGCTCGTTTTTAGAAATCTCGTCTACATTTAATTTATAATGATCGATAGGTAACAGTCCCTGAGCGTATTTTGTTCTGTCAAAATAGATACATGCTCCCTTCTCTTGAGCAATTTTGTTGGATGCCTTCAGCAAGAAATACTGGAAAGATTCAGCAAGACCGTGTACGGCGTCCCACGCCTCCTGTGACCCGTAGTTAAACCCAAGTTTGGCAAGATAGTGGGCGAGACCGATAAAACCCACTCCAAGCGATCTACGTGCCTTTGTACCGATCTCTGCTGCCTTGACCGGATACTCCTGGTAATCAATCAGTTCGTCTAGAGCACGTACAGACAGTTCACACAGGTTCTCCAAGTCATCATCAGAGCGGATCTTACCCACGTTGACAGCAGACAGGATACACAGGGCAATCTCACCCTCAGTATCGTCGATGTGGTTCAGTGGTTTGGTGGGCAGAGTGATCTCCTGACACAGGTTGCTCATCTCAACCTTGTCGGTAAAGGATGAGTGACTGTTACAGTGATCAATGTTCATGATATAAACACGACCAGTCTCAGCACGTTCCTTCAGCAGGTTCAGGAATAGTTCTTGTGCCCCGATAGTCTTGCGCGGAATCGATCCATCAGATTCATAACCGATATAGAGATCATCAAACGATTCAGTGCCAAAAGCATCATACAGACCTGGCACATCGTGAGGGCTGAAGAGACTGATTTCTTCATTCTTGATGAAACGCTCGTAGAAGAGTTTAGAAATTTGGATGCTGTAGTCCAACTTTCGGACACGATTATCTTCTGTCCCTTTATTGTTTTTAAGTACAAGGATGTCCTCTATTTCTTGGTGCCAGATAGGAAAGTGAACTGTAGCAGAACCACCTCGGATGCCGTTCTGTGTGCAGCATCGGACAGTTGCTTCAAACTTTTTAAGGAAGGGGACCACGCCTGTGTGTTGTACCTCTCCGCCTCGGATTTTAGAGTTGATGCCACGGATTCTGCCCGCGTTAATACCGATACCAGCCCTCTGTGCGACGTATTTACCAATAGCCATATCGCTGCTAAAGATGCTATCGAGGGAGTCATCAACATCAACGAGAACACAAGATGCAAATTGACGAATGGGTGTTCTGACCCCTCCCATGATTGGCGTTGGGATGTTGATCTTGTGCTTTGAGATGGCATTGTAGTACCTGCGTACAAAGTCTAGGCGATTCTCTTTAGGATACTCTGCGAAAATCGTGGCAGAGATCATCATATACATGAACTGGGGCAGTTCATATACTTCACCAGTGCTTCGGTCCTGTACCAGGTATTTGTCTACTACTTGTCGTAGACCAGCATATGTAAACAGGAAGTCACGATCGTGGTCAATCCATTGACCAATAGTATCTAGTTCTTCACGAGTGTACTTCTGTAGGATTTCTGGATCGTATACTCCAGCATCCACACATTTAGTAACATGCTCGTAGAAACATGGTGTGTCGTGCATGACACCATACAAACTCTTGCGAATAGAGAAGAGTAATAGACGGGCAGCAACAAACTGATAGTTTGGTGAGTCCAGATCGATAAGATCGGAAGCAGCACGAATAAGGATCTCCTGGATCTCTGCGGTGCTGATGCCGTCAAAGAACTGAATACCAGACTTCATCTCGACTTGACTGGCAGACACGCCTGCTAGACCTTCACAGGCAGCGTCCACCATCTTATGCATCTTGTTTAGGTCAAGTGCTTCGACTGTACCGTTTCGCTTTTGAACTGTAATGCTGCTGGTCATTCTTCTTCCAAAGATTAAATTTAAGTTCTGCTTGTAAACCTTTATAGGTGTTTGATTCTACTATGTCCTGGACGTTATGTCCAGCAAGAATCATATCGTTGATGTCTTTTTGTTTTACTGAATCGGGCCAGATAACGATCTTATCGCCTCTTTTAATACACTTAGAAATTCGCTCGGTGATTTCATTATTTCGGGGTTCATTGTCATATATCCAACAAATATCGCGAATCCCAAGATCACTAGAGCGCAGATCAGCTCCGCACATAGCGACTGAGTTTCGTATGAAAGTGCTATCGAACGGTCCTTCCGTAATGTAGACAACCTCCTCTTTATCGATTGTATCCAGTCCATAAATCTTAGGATGGTCTTCGTCAAGCATGACGGTGAGATATTTAGGAGTAACCCATGGGTCTAGACTTCTCCCTTGAAACCCGATGAGTTTCTTATCCTCGTCATAAAATGGGATGATGATCCTTGCGTGGTCGTTCTTAGTATCTGGATAAGTTTCTTTGATAGAGTTACAATACTCTTTGAACTTTCCAGCGTAGTAAAAATGTTCTGGATTTAGTTTTCTCTTCTTCAGATAGTCGCTTGCTCTATCATTCGAAGATGCTTTTGGAAGTTTGACTGATACCTTGAAGACTGGTTTCTTAAACTCAAACGTGGGTTCTGGTGTTACGGAACCACGTCCTGTCAAACCTTCTTTGTATCGCTCCATGACGTACTGATCATAGAGTCCTTTGTCTAAGTCCTTCAGAAAATACGTAAACGACTTCGAAGCACCACAGTTGTGGCACTTGAAGTTATAGTCAGTCTTCTGTCGGTAAAGATATCCTCGTTTCTTAGTTCTATTCTTCTTTGAGTCCCCGCAATAAGGGCATCTAAAGTTATAGAGGTGATCTTTTACCCGTGAGAACTTGTCAAGTCTTGCTGATATCAATCCAATGTACTTGGAATCGATGTAGATCATTTACGTTGTTCTACTGAAGGCGGTGCCTCCATTCTATAATTAATTTCACTCGGTGTCAACCACCCAGATGCGAGAGATACCAGGACGGAACACACAAACCCAGTTGCCGAAGCAATACCAACCACCGTCCACTTGAACTTTTTTAGATCATCTACCCTTTGATCTATCTCATGTATCTGATCTGCTAGATCTACGTTCTCTGCTTCTAGACTCGTCTTGACCTCTTTGATCATCTCGACCAGAAGAGTCTCAGTCTTACTGTGTTGTTCCAGTCGTTCGTTATGAACAGCGAGCATCTGTGTCACACTGGCGACTGCTTCCTGCATTACTTGGATAGCAGTATCAACCTTTTCAAATAATCTTTGTTGATCTTCGGTTCTCTGTTCTAGTACGGCAACTCTACTTCTTGTGTCCCCTAACATTTTTCAATGCCTTACGATAGAATGGATTTAATTTCCTACCATATCTCTTACGTAAATCCATTGCGGGATCATAACCAGCGACCGGACCTTCGCGATCCGACTTACTACTGAATCCTGGTTTGGCAGCAGTTGCTCCACCACCAGCAAGGGTAGTCATTTCTCTAACAATATTTATGATGCGATCAATATCCATCAGATTGTTTTTAGAATAGCGAGACACTTTTCGTCAGTCTCTATATCGTCTAGACCAGACTTAGGATACTCTGGTATACGATTAAGAAATAACAAGAACGTTTTGATCAGACACCAGTATTCTTTCTCGATCTTGTAAAACATCAAAGGCACAGTTGCCTCGCCAAAGACATTAAAACAGATGATAAAGTGATTCAGGATGAGATGTGCTTTCAACTCATCCGTCATCACATACTTCTTAAAAAGACGTTTGATGTATTTGAACCTTTTCAGGTCCTCCTCAAAGTCTTCGATCGTGACTGCTTGTGGATTTTCGTAATATTTAATAGCAAAGAGAAGGTGATTCTCCTCATTCAATTCATCAAATCTCATTTACATCACGCTTCTACAGTAATTGTGCCAGCAGCGGTTCCAATAGCAGCACTGTTGGTGATCGTGGAGTCGGTGCTGGTTCCAGCATCCTTGACAGTACCACTGTTGAGTGCCATGGCATCACTACCGATCGATAGAACGTCACCAGCATCGGTTGCGGCATCAGCAGCACCGATTGTTAGTGAGAATACCAATTCGTTAGTGCCTGTGCCCGAGGCGTAGGACAACGTGTGGTTGGAGTTGGTGTCGTTTACAACGGTAAGTTGTGGTGTGCCCGTAACATCAACTGCTTCGTTGAATCTTACTCGTACCTGTAGCGTACCGCCTTCCGACTTGTCGAATGCTGTTGTGATGAATTCGATCTCAGTGATGTCAGCAGCACCAAGTTTGACTGCTAGACCACTGACTGCTACGAGCAACTCTGGGTCAGCGTTGACATTACCATTGCCGCTCAAAGGAGACCCTGCTTCACGGACCCAACCACTAGCGTTAGCGAAGACTTCTTTCTTCTCAGCAGCGGTTAGATTCTTAGGCTTGGACTCGTCCGAATCTGAAATACCCCAGAGTGCCATGTTTTCTACTACGAGTTGTTTCTGTAAGAATATTTATAAAAATGCCACGACATAAGCCGTGGCAACGTTATCAAGATTCGCGTTCTGCGATTGCGTTCTTAACGACCTCTAGTAGTTGGTCGTCCATGTCAGTCTTAGTCAGCTTGACAGCTTTCTCTAGAATGACAATACAAATCTCGATTAGTTTTTCGCCGAGTGCTTCATTCTCAGGAATGTTAGCGACGGCATCGCGGACAATCTTGCCCGCCATAGGAAGTAGGAATGCTAGCATGATTAAAAAAGGTGGTTTGGTACCACCTTATATATCACTTATCCTTCTTCTTTTTGGTATCGATGAGGGCACCTTTACCATGCTTCTTCTGAATCTCTGCTCGGACGATATCCATAGCAGATTTTCCCTTACCGTGCTTCTTCTCCAACTCCTTCTGCATGGCAGTCTTGCCTTTGCCGAACTTATTGGTGTTGTTCTTAGGAGGATTCTTGTAGTTAGTGTTACCACCGACACCACCACGCTCCATGCGACGGTCCTTCATGCGATCATAATCTTCTTCGGAGACATAAGTCTTAACAACCTTGTCTAGAAGTGTCTCTTCGAAGTGTGGGTTCTTCATTTTAGTACCCATCTTCTCCATGTCCTTACGAGCCTTCTCGTTATTGGCATGGCGCTTCTTCATATTTGTTTCCAAATACGAATCATCCTTTTTCTTCTTACCCTCGGAGACCGCCTCCTCATTACTCATGCTGTTCTGACGCATGGTGTTCTGCGTCTGAGCGGATGGAGTAGCGGTAGGACGAGGTTTGCGGTTGATCTTTACGCCAATTTTTTCAAGGGCACCTTGTGCTCTCTTAGTGACGCTATCAACAGCACCTGCTAGATCTTCCTTCATGTTCCGCATTTCTTGAGTGCGGAACTCTTTCTTAGATTCATATCCAGATGGTTTAGCACCATCTTTAATAGATGATCCTCTACCAAGAGACTTCCTCTGAGAAGATTGTCCCATCTTTTTCTTATCTTTGTACTGGGTACTAAACTTCTCATCAAGTTCCTGATCTTTTTTAATGTCAGGATGGGGAGCATACAAAGGACCCTCGTAGTTACCAGCGAACTCTACCTCTTCCTTCTTGGACTTGTTCTTCTTGTCAATACGAGCAGACATCTTACGAATCTGATCGATAGACATGTTACCTACACCCGTGAATCCATCCTTAGAAGGATCAGGTTGCTTCTTAGAGTCATCCTTGTAACCACCAGCAGAGCGGGCAGCACGACGGTTTTCATCGAGTTCTACTTCCTCAGGAAGTTTGACACCAGGTCCCAACTTATACATTGGTTTGCCGGTGACCTTGCTCTTCATACCTGCTTTGAAGTTGCGGTATGCTGGAGTATTGCCTGTGATGTCAGGTCCAGTAATGATGTAAGGACCTTCCTGGAGCTCAGTCTCCTCGGTCTTTACTTCCGGCATGACTGTGACTTTGTTCTTTACACCTTTCTTGGGGGTGTGATCGCAACCACAGTCCTCAGACTTTTTTTCGATTACAAAATCGAAGTCGGCACGCCAGTCGTAATGCTCTTTCTTAGCAGTCTTTGCTGCCTTCTTAAAGGCATCCTTAGCAGGATAGTCCTCGTCACCAGGTTTGGCAGGTGCCTCACCACGAGCACGTTTGGCATGGATGTTAGCATAGAGACCCCTTTTCTTCTCTTCTAGGGACTCTGCCTCTTCCTTCTTATACTGAGGATGGTCATCCATCTTCATGCCACGCTTTTTCTCAAGGCGTGCCTTACGCTCTTCGGTTCCCTTCTCGGGATCCTTGTCGCGGATGCCTTCTTCTAGGTCCTCTTCCTTGACACAGTTAGGAACTTGGCGACCATTCTTCATCTTGGTGCCTTTTGCCTTGTATCCGTCCCAGCAAGTAGAAGCGCCCACGTTCTTACGTGCCTGCTTCATGCTGCCTTCGGCAACTGCTTCTTCCTTACGGGTATCCTGACCATCAGCCTTGCCACCCTTGGCACGCTGAATGGCGTTATGAACGGCACCGGCGTGTTCCTTGGAACCGCTTTCTACTTTACCGTCGCCATCATAATCTTTCTTGGCTTTCTTTTCCTCTTCATAATAAGGACGACGGAAGTCCTCATATGCTTGGTTCCAGACGCTCATTTTCTATAGTGGACGATTGACTGTTATCTTTATTTAGCAGGAGTTGCGTCCTTTACCCAAGTTCTAAAAATTTTTTTGCTCTCGTCAAGGCAAATTAGATAGTTTGGTCCACGTCTAATGATCTTGCCAGACTTATCACCAGCAGTGATTGGGTCTCCTTCGTTAAAGATTTCGCCTGACTTATACTGTTCTTCTAGTGAACGCTCCTCTACGGGGATGACGTTCATCATCACGTAGTTGTAGAGTTTGCCGTTCTGTTCTGTCGCTAGTTGTGCGATCTCTGTAGCGCGAGACTTGCGAACTACGATGTTGATTGCGTTGTATCCGCTTTCATAAATGGACTGAAGAACATCATAGATAGTCTCAGCGTTCTCGTCATCGATTACAGCGTCACCATATGCTTCTTTGATTCGTTCGATATCCGCATCACGGGATGGGAAGATATAGAACTGACCACCAGCAGCAGACTCTTGTGCTGCTGCGATTACACTATCACCAATCTCGTCGCTGTCAAACTTATCAAAGGCAACCGTTAGTGGTTCTTTTCTTGCTGCCTGGTCGAATTGTTGTCTTGCTCTATACTGATCGACTTGTCTGAGTAGGGCATCAACATCGACGCCGCTAGCAGCAGCACCAGGTCTTTGGTCCTGATCTTTAGCAGTCGATTTAGCGGCGTTATCAGATTGAGCAGCAGCAGTTTTATCAGCAGCATCAGCGTCTTTCTGGGCTTGGCGAGCATCATACATCTTCAGCTCACCTCTGATGGTCTTTGCCTTCAGAGTACCCTGCTTATCATACCAATCTCCGTGCCCGTCTCCTACCAGACCCATTCGCTTTGCCTGGGCGCTGGCGCGGGTTGTTCTTGCCTCGGCGATGAACTTCTCGAACTGCTTCACGTATCTTCTTATAATAGATTGATTGGTTCTGACGAATTAATGCAAGACCCAAGGTCTTCATATGCATATATTTAGCGCCTTCGTCAGCATATTGCTCCATATACTGGTGGAAGAAGGCAGTAAACATCATGATTTCGTTTGCTTGCCTGTCAACTTTCTTCCTAGTCTCGGCATACTCCCAGACAAGATTATCAAAAAATTCTTCGATCATGCTGGTTCAATACGAATGACTGCTTCATTAAGTCTCACACCTTCCTTGTTTTTACCACGACCCTTTAGTCTAATGTCAACGTAAGTTTTATCTGCAATCTGATTGACAAGTCTATCATCGATTGGTATTAGTTGACTTTCGTTGAGGATATAGTTAGCAGTCTTATCATTACCCTTTCCAAACAAAGACTCACCAGTCAAAGATTCTCTTACAAGTTCTCTCTTGAATGCTAAGAATAGTTTATCACCCTCAGGCATTCTCCTAGATCCTAAGATCTCCTGCAGTCTTCGGTTAATACCACCATCACGGTTTGCCTTCTCAATGATCTGTTTCATGACAGGTTGTGGTTGTTTCTTAGGTCCTTCCCCTAGAGTCTGTGACAACTCATCTAGGACCATGGCGACTTTCCGAACCTCAGTTCCACCAAGACTACCTTTCATAGCACACTGGAACAGTACGTTGTTTAAAACATTAACTGTTCCCTGAATACCAGCACTCGATAGCTGATAGGAATCACCCCACTTCATAGAGCACTTGATCTTTTGCCCATTCCTAACAAACAAAACATCTGTCTTTGGTTCTGGACTAGAACCACCCAACTGTCTGAAAGACTTGAAGAAAGCATCATTCTGCATTGATGGTGAAATCTTCTGCAGCATACCATCAGCAGCCTGCTGAACTACACTTTCAATAGGTTGGTTCTCAAGTTTCTTTATCTCTATTTCCTCACCCAGAGTTGGATCCTCGATCATGCGATATGCTGCGAGCATAATAGCATACTCAAACTGCTTCCCCTTATCGATCGCCATAAAAAAAGACCCTTACGGGTCTATTTATTTTCAGTTTTCTTCCTCTTTGTCTTTTTTATTAAATCCAAAGGGTCCTTCCTTTTCTTCTAGAGCAAGTTTCAGTGCGACACCACCGACTGCTTCCATGACTCGTAGAATATCTTCTGCTTTAGCACCTTCACCAAGTTCTTTGGAGATGTACCAATACTTAGGCCAGAAGGTTTCGCCTGCCTTCTGATAATCTTCCAGTGTTAGAATTTTCATAGGTCACCCTCAACACGATTTTCAGAGTAATAAGCGTCAAATGTTCCAGCAGGATAACGCTTAGATAGTTTAGTGATGTTGCGATCGAGAACCTCATCCATAGAGATCTCAAGGGCAATACACGCTTGAGCAGCATACCACATTAGATCACCAAGTTCGATGATAAGGTGCTCTTTGTTGCCAGCATCAAAGGGTTTGCCCTGGAAGATCATCTTTTTAACAATCTCAAGGAACTCACCACCCTCGGCATTGATGCCCACACCAGCAGTCAGGAGACGTTCGATGTTAGCACCTTTCTCATCCAGTTCTACCAGACGATCAGACAGGGCGAGGAAGTCAGTAGATGGTTCGGAAGTGACGCCATCAACGAACTTCTTATAAGATTCAAAACGGGACATAATCAGTAGAGCTCTTCTTCGGTTTCAGTGCGGATAGTACAATCGGATTTGGGATAGGTCACACATAGGAGTGCAAAACCTTCTTCCATTTGGTCGTCGTCAAGGAAGGATTGATCCACCTGACTAATTTCTCCAGTGACAACCTTGCCAGCACAGGACGAACAAGCGCCAGCACGACAAGAATAAGGGAGGTCGATGCCTGCTTCTTCAGCAGCATCTAGGATGTAAGTATCCTCATCGCACTCGAATGATGAGGTAGTTCCATCAGGTGCTTGTAGGGTTACGGTATGTGCCATTGTTAGAATTTGAACTCGCTAAACTTAGCTTTGGATGTTTCTGATTGTTCATAATTATACTGGTCATCGTCTCCTTTGTCAAGGATATCGTCCTGCGCTGTCTGTTCACAATCATACAGTCGCATCTTTGGACGGTCGATGCCTACGACAAACCGCTTATTAAAAGTGGGGTCATTATATCTATTCTTTAACTGTTTTACCATAATCTGTCCAAGCGTCTCAAGCTCTTCGCTGCTAATAAGGGCAAACATAAGATCAGCAGTAGCAGGGAGACCAAAGGATTCAGAAGTATCAGTAAGGTTAGGATCAGAGCTAGCAAAACCACTACGAGTGGTTTGAGTAGCAGAAAAGATGGGGAGGTCGAATTCGACTGCCAACCCTCTAAGTTCCTCAGCAATCGATTTGATGTAATTATAAGAATTGACGTTAACCGCTGACCTGTACCTCGATGAAGCACAAATGTTAAGGTAGTCAATGAAAATAATGTCAGGTTTAAATGACTTCTTAAGATGAAGTTCACTAAGGAGGGAACGGAAGTGTCCTGCATGAGCAGCACCCGTAGGATACTCCTTAATAATTAGTTTGCCTGTAGTCTTGCTGCTGAGGTTCTGAACCTTCTTGTAGAAAGTAGACTTAGGAAGTTCCGCAATCTCTTTGATATTAACATTGAGGAGGTTTGCGTCAATTCTTTCCGCAATCTTCTCTTCTGCCATTTCACATGTGATGTATAGAACGTTCTTTCCCTGGAGGAGAACGCTGGCAGCGACATGGCACATGAAAAGAGATTTACCGACACCAGTGCCAGCGAGTGCGATGTTAAGTGTTTTGTTAGAGACACCACCCGCAGTAATCTTATTGAACATTTCAAGATCAAAGGGGATCTTATTTTCTCTGCGGTTATAATACGCAAAGCGATTTTCGTAATCATCGATGTAATCGTGTCCAACGTGCTGGTCAAACCCAACTGCCAGAGCATCCTTGAGAATATCAGGAATAGCGTCAGGACCTTTCTTGTCGTCCTGTCCGTCAGCAATCTGGATGCTCGCCATCAGTGCCATGTAGATGGCACGTTCTTTACACCACTTCTCAGTGATGTCCTCTACCCATTCGCGTTCGGTCTCACTAGGTTCCAGACAATCAATCAGAGATTTGACAAGAACAAACTCTTCCTGTGTCAGGTCTGTTCTGTTCTCAGTCTCAATGTAGAGAACTTCCTTTGTAGGGAGTCCATCATACGCACGGATATAACTACCAATCTCTTCGAATAAAATTCGATCGGTTCTCTCATCAAAGTACTCGGATTGTACGAAAGGAAGTACTTTCCGAGCATATACCTCATCATGTAGAAGATTCTTCAGAATCGTCAGAGGTATCCTCTCGTCCGCCATAGGTAAACTCCAAGTTCGCGGCGGCATCAAGTTGCCGCATTACATCATCAGTAAAATACTTCTCGGGTTCACCAAGAACCGTCTTCTCATATACTTTCTTACCATCAGGCATCTTCAGGTAACTGCCCGCTTTCTCAAAGATACCATACTTGAGAGCAAGTTGTGGCAGACCATAGTAGTTGTCAAGTCCACGCTCATCGTAGAAGAGGCGGATCTCAACCTGCTGATTTTCTTTACTCAGACGCGACTTGTTAGTCTTAGCCTTGATAATGTTTCCAATGATTTCTTTTCCATCCTTCTCTTTGGACTTAGAAAGATGAATGATAGTGGATGCAGCGTACTTGAGTCCGCTACCTCCTCCCATCTCTTTTGTAGGAACGTAAGCACCGACAACATCGTAGGTATGGTTGGTGACGATCATCGGAACATCCGCCTTTGCCAACTTAGAAGTTAGGATACGGAATGTGCCTTTGATCAGTTGACTCTTGGTCATGTCGCGAACTTGCTTGTCGTTCAGGG